GGCTTAATCGTTTGGCAGACTATCGTAAAACCTTTAGGCCATGATGTATACTCAGAGCTGTACACACGACGTAAAAATTACCTATACCTATGAGAAATAAATTAGCAGGAACTAAGACAGGTAAGTCTAGGAGCGCACGCTTCTATCAAGAAAATCCTGAAGCCCGTCAGAAGAAGATGGAGTACGACAAGGACTATCAGGATAGCGATAGTCGCAAGAAGTACCGTGCTGAGCTCAATAAGATAAACAGAGAGAAGGGAACCTACGGTAACGGTGACGGGAAGGACGTAGCACATAAGACAAAGACAAAGACACGTATGCAGTCTCAGTCTAAGAACCGCGCTGATAAGAAGCGCTCATTTTTTAAATAATGAAACAAATTGCACTCATTTTTGTTACGATGCACCTGTTATTCTCGTGCTCGCTAAGCTACCATCTTAATAAGGCTATTAAGAAGGGGTACCGATGTGATGAGATTAGTGATACAATTAAGATATCTTCAATAGACTCATTTCCTGTCATTGTACACGACTCAATTGTTTGGGAGAAGATATCTATCCAAAAAGATACAATCGTTCGTTACAAGACATCTTATGTACCCAAAACGAGGATTGAGTACAGAATGGACCTACGCAGGTTTAATGACAGTATGAAGTATATCAAAAATATGTACTCTGACTCATTAGATGCAGCTATTAAAATCAATAAGCAAGAGTCTAAGGTAACTATAAAGACTCGGCCAAAGAAACGCTCTAATCTATTTCTATTAGGGTTATCAGTAGGTATAATTTTAACTCTAATAACAAAGTATGCAGTTAATCAAGCACTCAAAAAATTTACACGAATTAATTTTTAAGGAAGACGATGTAAAGATAGCCATGCTATCAGACATCCATTGGGACAATCCTAAGTGTGATTGGGACCTACTAAAGGCCCATATGGACTACTTCAAGAAGCATGATATTAAGGTCATGATAAATGGAGACTTCTTCTGTCTTATGCAGGGTCGCGGAGATAATAGACGCAACAAGTCTGACATCCGTCCGGAGCACAATAACTATAAGTACCTAGATTCAATTGTCGAGACAGCTGTAGAGTGGTGGGCTCCTTATGCTGATATATTAACCGTTATTGGATACGGTAACCACGAGACAGGAGTAATTAAGTGGCAGGAGACTGATATCTTAAGACGCTTTGTTGACCTATTGAACATTAAGACAGGAGCTAACGTACAGACCGGAGGGTATGGTGGATGGCTAATCATAAAGATTGGTACTAGAACGATGGTTACGTATAAAGTAAAGTATTTCCATGGCTCAGGTGGTGGTGGAATAGTTACAAAGGGAGCTATCAACCTTACACGTGCGCTTGAGATGTATGAGGATTTTGACGTATTTACTATGGGTCACATTCACGAGAACGCATCAAGGAATGACGTGCGTGATATGATTTCACATAACTCTTCACAGGGGTATAGAGCTGTTCAGCGTCAGATACACTTAATGCTTACAGGAACTTATAAGGAAGAGTATGAGGACGGGTCAAAAGGATGGCACGTTGAGAGAGGTGCTCCACCAAAACCATTAGGTGGACGTATTCTGCACCTCAAGAACCATCGTATTGTTAAAGATGGTACGGATAGGATTGAGAAATCAATTGATTCAATGAAAATAATTATCTAATAAATTGTATCTTTGTAAAAATTAAATGAAATGAAAACAGTAAAAATGAACCCTGAAAAGGGAGTCTTTATGACGAAAGAAGAGTTAGAAAAGACACAAGGAGTGCACGGTGAGTTCAATAAGATGAAGCTTCAGCTTGCTGACATTGAACTTCAGAAGCACGGATTGATTAGAGCAATTGACATGTTACGCATGGAGTTCTCGAGTCATGAAAAGTTATTAATGGATAAATATGGCGAGGACGCTGTAATTAACGTCCAAACCGGAGAGGTTACTAAAAAATAAGACATGAAGATTAGCGGATATGCGATTGATTCAACACCTAACTTAAGTGATAAAGTTATTGGTACTGATGTGGATAATATGAATGCCACAAAGAACTTTACCATTGGACAAATTTTAAACTTAGGAGTATCAGGTGGTTTATTTGTTCCTTACACAGGCGCTACAAATGACGTTGATTTAGGATTGAATAATATCAGGTCCGCTGCTTTCATAAAAGATGGAGGTACAGCATCTCAGTTCTTAAAAGCTGACGGTACAGTAGATAGCAACTCTTATTTAACTGCAGGAAACATTCAGTTTACTCAAGTATTAAACGGTTTCTCAACAGTTGCTCAGGCACCATCAGCTCTTAACACACCTTTAATCGTTAGCTTTGGCGCGGCACAAGGAAGTCCTTCGACTGATGTTGAATTGCAAGCAGGCGGTAAAGTTATTTTTAATAGAGCGGGTGCATACTTTGTAAATGCATACGGAAATGTTGAGCGTCAAGGCTCATCAGGAGGAGTATCTGTACTTTTATTCCGTGCAGTTTTAAATGGAACTCAGATATCTACAACAAAAGGATTTCACTTAGATACTCCGAGTCTACCAACTCCATATGAGGTTACAATTCCATTTCAAGCTAACGCAGGTGATGTATTACAGTTTGAGATTATGCGTGACTCATCAGGAACTAATGCAGGGGGTGTTTACCCGCATACAAATCTAGGTGGTTGGTCTAACGTACCATCTACTCAAGTCCAAATTTGGAAAGTAAATTAAATTAAATCAAGATGTACATCAGGAAGATATCAGTTGGTCCCGATTACAAGGGTGGCGCAATGCACTATATCGTAGGTCAAAAGGTCTTAGGTGATACCCAAGAAATTCATCTCATTAAGTATGATGATGACAGGATGTCAATTAAGATTTATATTCAGAACGATAAAGGCGAAGTAGTCCTTTGGAAAGAGTTCAACAATACCATTCCGGTGGCCATTGAGTATAACGTAAATATATAATGCAATCTCCATTTTACTTTATAGTAAAACCAATAGAAGGCAAGAGATATAACAACACAAAGGAAGTAGGAGGAATTGAGCTAATCATCAGCACATCTGAGGAGGACTTCCGATTCTCTAACCGAATGGCAGAGGTAATAGAACTGCCAATAGACTATAGTGGTCCTATCACAGTTGGTGACACGTTACTTGTGCACCATAATGTATTCAAGTTCTATAACGACATGAGGGGAAGAAGGAAGAGCGGAAAAAGCTTTTTCAAAGAAGACCTATTCTTTATTGAGCCTGACCAATTCTTTTTATATAGCCACAACGACAATTGGTTTGCACACGACAGATACTGTTTTGTCAAGCCTATTCCTGCTATCGAGACTTATATAAGCAAACCATTTAGCGAAGAGCCATTAATGGGTCAGATGAAGTACCCTAACAAGTATCTAATGTCTGAGGGAATTATGCCCGGGGATATTGTGTGCTTTAAGCCTGACAGCGAGTATGAGTTTGAGGTAGATGGAGAGAAGTTGTATCGAATGTATGACCATCAAATTACAATCAAGCTATGACAGCAACAGAACTAAGACTAAAGATTATTGAGGCCGGATATAAGGCGGTTGAGCAACTAATCAAGGTTGCCAAAGAGGATATCATTAAGATTGATGCTGAAGACGACCTAGCTGCGGATAAATTAAAGAATGCTGCCGCGTCAAAGCGTTTAGCTATATTTGATGCATTCGATATCCTTAATCGTATTGAAACTGAAAAAACAAGCTTACAAGAAATAGCAGATGGACCATCAAGTGTTGACACCAAAAAAGGATTTGCAGAGCGACGCGCAAAATAATCTATACCGCGTTCTTGAAAATCATGTTCCCAAGCAGGTACTGAACCAAAAGAACAGGAACCGTAGTTGGGAGTATGGATATAATGACCAACACGATATGATTATTATATCGAAGACAGGTCAGATTGGAGAAGTTGTCAACATCTCAGGGATTAATATTGCACTACCATTAGCTCCTAAAGAGTGTTCTCAAAGACACTCAAAAGCATCAGAGCAATATTGGGAGAGACAGGACCTTCCTCAGCAGCTATCAAAGATACAGTCTATATTTCAGTGGCATGATATGCCTAAGGAATTTAAGATTAGATATGTTGACTACATTGAAGAAGAGTTCGATAGAAGAGAGAATGGGACTTGGTTCATGAACAATGGTGTGCCTACCTACATAACAGGTGCTCACTATATGTACCTTCAGTGGGCTAAGATTGACGTCGGGTTCCCTGACTTCCGTGAGGCAAACAGAATACTATATATATTTTGGGAGGCAGCTCGTGCTGACTACAGGTCATTCGGAATAATCTACCTAAAGATACGTCGTTCAGGGTTCTCGTTTATGACCTCATCGGAGTGTGTAAACATAGGAACTCTTGCAAAAGATGCAAGGGTTGGAATCCTATCTAAGACAGGTTCTGATGCCAAGAAGATGTTTACAGATAAGGTTGTTCCAATCAGCTCTAACCTACCTTTCTTTTTCAAACCTGTTCAGGACGGTATGGATAAGCCTAAGACAGAGCTTGCATATCGTGTCCCCGCATCTAAGATTACCAAGAAGAACATGTCAGACATTGATTCGGACGAGGTTGAAGGATTAGATACTACAATAGATTGGAAGAACACAGAGGACAACAGCTACGATGGTGAGAAGTTACTTATGTTAGCTCATGACGAGAGTGGTAAATGGATTAAACCGAATAACATCCTAAACAATTGGCGCGTAACAAAGACTTGCCTGCGTTTGGGTTCTAAGATTATCGGAAAGTGCATGATGGGTTCTACCTCAAATGCACTAGCAAAGGGTGGTCAGAACTTCAAGAACTTATACGAGGACTCTCGCGTATCTACGCGTAATGCCAATGGTCAGACCAAGTCAGGACTATATGCCCTATTCATTCCTATGGAGTGGAATATGGAGGGATTCATTGATAGATATGGCATGCCTGTACTGCGTAAGCCAACTAATCCTGTGAAGGGGGTTGACGATGCTTGGATTATGAACGGAGCTATTGACTATTGGGAGGCAGAGGTTGACTCACTTAAGAATGACCCTGATGCACTTAATGAGTACTACCGTCAGTTCCCTCGTACTGAGTCACATGCATTTAGAGATGAGTCAAAGGCAGCATTATTTAACCTTACAAAAATATATCAGCAGATTGACTATAACGACTCACTTATCCAAGAGCATCACCTAACACGTGGTTCATTCAGTTGGAAGGACGGAATAAAAGATACTCAGGTAATATTTACTCCTGACAAGAGAGGAAGGTTCTTAGTTGGATGGACTCCCGCTAAACACCTTCAGAATCAGGTGCATGAGAAGAACGGTATAAAATATCCCGGCAATGAACATATCGGAGCGTTCGGATGTGACTCCTATGATATCTCAGGGGTAGTTGTAGGTAGAGGTTCTAATGGAGCACTACATGGGCTAACCAAGTTTCATATGGATGATGCACCTATCAATCAGTTCTTCTTGGAGTATATTGCAAGGCCTCAGACCGCAGAGATATTCTTTGAAGAGGTATTGATGGCATGTGTGTTCTACGGTATGCCAATTCTAATTGAGAACAATAAGCCAAGGCTACTATACCACTTTAAGAATAGAGGATACCGTGGGTTCTGTATTAACAGACCCGATAAGACTTACAACAAGCTATCAAAAACTGAGCGTGAACTTGGAGGTATACCTAACTCATCTGAGGATGTTAAGCAGGCACATGCTGCTGCTGTTGAGTCGTATATCGAGAAGCACGTAGGTATGGTAAGTGAGGATGAAATGGGCTTTATGCCTTTTACAAAAACTCTTGAGGATTGGGCCAAGTTTGACATCAGCGACAGGACTATGTTTGATGCTACAATTAGCTCAGGATTGGCTATTATGGCCTGTCAGAAGCATTTGTATCAGCCTGAGAGAAAAGAGTCAAAAATAAGCATTAAATTTGCTACATATAATAATAAGGGAAATATTAGCTCGATAAATAAATGAAAGAGGTAAAAGTAAACATATCATCTACGTCATTCCCAAGTCAATTCGCTACGGATGCGGAGAAGGAAACACTTGAATTTGGCCTCCAAGTTGGACAGGCCATACAGTACGAGTGGTTCCGTAAAGACGGGAATCAGTGTAGATATTATAGTCAATGGAGAGACTTCCACAGACTGAGACTGTACGCAAGAGGTGAACAGCCAATTCAGAAATATAAAGAAGAGCTTGCTGTTGATGGTGACCTATCCTACTTAAATTTGGATTGGACACCTGTTCCTATTATACCTAAGTTTGTTGATATCGTTGTTAATGGTATGTCTGACCGTCTATTCAAGGTTAAGGCATATTCACAGGACGCTATGTCTCAGGCTAAGAGAAGTAAGTATCAGGATATGATTGAGGGGCAGATGGTCGCAAAAGACTTGCTTACAAGTATCCAAGACCAATCGGGTGTGAACCCATTTGTAATGAACCCTGACGACTTACCAAATACTGACGAAGAGTTATCTCTATACATGCAGCTTAACTATAAGCCTGCTATTGAGATTGCAGAGGAGGAAGCTATTAACACAATACTTGAAGAGAATAGATACGATAATATACGTAAGCAGTGTGAGTATGACTTAATGACTCTTGGGATTTCTGTGCAGAAGCACGAGTTTCTTCTTGGTTCAGGTGTTCAGATATCTTACGTTGACCCGGCAAACATTGTATACAGCTATACGGAAGACCCGTACTTTGCTGACTGTTTCTATTGGGGAGAGATTAAGACCCTTGGGATTACAGAGCTATTAAAGATTGACCCTACACTTACACGTGAGGACTTAGAGAAGATATCTAAGTACAGCCAAAGTTGGTATGACTACTATAATGTAGCTCAGTACTATGAGAATAATATCTTCTACAGAGATACATGTACACTATTATACTTCAACTATAAGACCACTAAGAAAATTGTATACAAGAGAAAGGTTCTTGACAATGGTGGTGTAAGAATGATTGAGAAAGATGAGACCTTCAATCCTCCAATGGAAATGATGGAAGAAGGAAGATTTGAGAAGGTAGAGAAAACAATTGACGTGTGGTACGATGGCGTAATGGTCATGGGTACAAACATCTTGCTTAAGTGGGAAATGGCACACAACATGGTTAGACCAAAGTCTTCATCTCAGCATGCACTTCCTAACTACGTTGCGTGTGCGCCACGTATGTATAAGGGTGTTATTGAGTCATTAGTTAGACGTATGATTCCATTTGCTGACCTTATTCAGTTGACACACTTAAAGCTTCAGCAAGTTATCTCTAGGGTCGTACCTGATGGGGTATTCATTGATGCTGATGGATTAAGTGAAGTTGACCTAGGTACAGGTGCGGCATATAATCCTGAGGATGCATTAAGACTATACTTCCAAACGGGTAGTGTAATTGGTCGTAGCTATACCGGAGAGGGAGAGTTTAATAATGCAAGAGTTCCTATCCAAGAGCTTAACAGCAACTCAGGAGCAGCTAAGACACAGATGCTCATTGGAAACTACAACCACTACATGGACATGATTCGTTCGGTAACCGGCCTTAACGAGGCACGTGATGGCTCTGACCCGGACCCACGAGCATTGATTGGCGTTCAGAAGTTAGCGGCATTAAACTCAAACACAGCTACACGTCACATGCTTGACGCAAGTTTGTTTATGTTTAAGAGCATTGCTGAGGCACTGACATATAGAATTGCAGATATCTTAGAGTATGCTGACTTTAGAGACGACTTTGCCAATAAGATTGGTAAGTACAATGTCTCTATATTAAATGAAATTAAAGACCTATATGTATATGATTTTGGTATATTCATTGACATCTCTCCGGATGAGGAGCAGAAAGCACAGCTTGAGCAGAACATTCAAGTTGCTCTTTCTAAAGGTGACATTAACCTTGAGGATGCGATTGACATTCGTGAGCTTAAAAATATCAAGTTGGCTAACCAACTCTTAAAAGTTAAGAGAACTAAGAAGCAAGAGATGGAGCAACAGATGGCTATGCAACAGCAAGCTATCACAGCTCAGCAGAATATGCAGTCTCAACAGATGGCAGCTCAGACAGCTATGGCTAAGATACAGGC